ATTGTCTGAAATGAAAGTTTCTAATATGTATAGGCATTTGATACACATCACTAAAAATATATCCATTACCATAATAACATAACTCAAAAATTTGTTGATGTAATATAGTTGCGTAATTACGCGGAAGGCCAAAAAAACCCCACGCCCATTGGTATGGGCTTTACCTCCTTCTCTCCTGTATTTGAATTCTCAAATTCAAATTCCATTTTTATATCAGGCTGTATTTCGTTAATGTATTCTCTAAACTTTCTGGTATCTCTGGTAAGAAACCTATTATTTATAAATTTAGTAATTGTTGATACATTATTATCACCATCAACTGATTTAATTAGATATCTATATCTAGTAGTTAATTCGGATGATACCGAATCTTTACTCTTATTTAATCTTTTCAATGCCTTTACATCAGCATCAATTTTCTTTTCATCTCCATGTGATAATAAAGAAAATTCCAATTCTATTCCATCAGTAGTGGTAAACTCATATAAATTTTCTGAATTAAGTTTTGAAAAATCAACTTCTTTTGTTTGTACTTTTGATAAATCAACAGTTACTTGTTCTGTTTCATCATATCCAGAAGCAACCTCTATAATATATTCAGGTCCATAACCCAATATACGAGCGGCTAACATTATAGCATTTTTGTCCCCTATAAGAATATCATCTAAGTTTATATCCTTATCTACTATAATTGCTTCGAATAACTTATCAAGTACCACCCCCTTTCGAATAAGATTCTGTGAAGCAAGAATTTCTTCTTCTTTCGCAGTCATATATTTTATTTCTATTGTACCTTTTGAGAGGGGATTGCTCTCTGGATAACATTTACCTTGTGATGGTAGTGATATCACTTCGGTAGGAAAATCGTAATTTGCCATATAACTTTATTTTAATTGTTCGTATATAAATATATAACTTTTAAAAAGTTGGAATATATGCATAAAAAAAGTTCTCACTAAGAGAACTTTTTCCTTTATAAAAATATTGGGAGTAGTATTAAAATTCTAAAACTGCATAATCATAAGATAGTGTTAGAGTGATTTCTGCTGGGTCTGTAGCATTTGCCCAATCTAAATCATTAAACACTGCATTGTTGATAAATGCACCTTTTAGAGTCCATTGTTCAATTTTATCTCCAACAGGCCCTAACATATAACATTGAATGTCTTTTTTATAGAAATCTGCATATCCATCTCTACCAGTTAGAGATTCATGAGATAATCTAACCCATTCCATTACTGCCTGAGCACCACTTGGAACAATTGGGTCATATAGAGTAATCTCTACATCTTGCCATTCACCTTTACCTTTAAGTTTTCTTTTAACATTGATGTGGTCAAGGGTTACAGTTTCAAATTGAATTGAAGGTCTGTTTGCTGTTTTTATAAGATATGAAGGGATACCATCGATTTCCATGATGAATCTATTCTTCATCTTCGGTTCGAAGTTGGTATAAAACATATCGTTAAATTCTAATACTTCTGCCATTTTGTTTTCTCCTAATTATATTCTACTATAAATATAGTTCTTTTTTATTTTTATTTAATTTATGCCGAGAATGAAGCTCCTGTTGGGAGTATGTTGAAATCTAACACAATGTATTCAGCAGTTTTTGTTGGTTGTAAGTAAATCTGTCCAGCCAATATATTTCTGTCGATTACATCAGGAGTGTTGTTTGATTCATCCATCACTACTCTAAATGCATATAAACCTTGTCTTTGTTGTATTCCTTCTAAGTAAGGATTCACAGTATTCAAGAATCTACCTCTTGTTTGAGAAGTATTTTGTTCGAATACTAAGTATCTTGAAGTAGAAGCAATATACTTCTTAACTTTAATCATTAATCTTCTTACATTGATTCTATCTAATGCAGAAGCCTTATCTTGTAAAGTTTTTTGTCCAAATGCAACGATACCTTCACCAGGGAACGAAGCGATTGGGTTAATCTTACCTTCATATAGTGTATCTCTTTCTGAGTGTGTTAATCTGTTTAATACAGATACCGCACCCACAATACCACCTCTGTTTAAACCAGCTGGTGCAAACCATTCAGCTGCTACAGCATCATTGGCTGCATATATTCCAGGCATCAATACCGATGGTGGAATTGCAGTTAGTTTATTAGTTCTACTATCAATTGTTTTAACCCAAGGATAGTAAGTACCTACATAGTTTGAATCAACTGATGAACCTTGTGAAACTGCATCTGCGATAGTATCATTACCATCTGTTACATCACCGATGAAGAATGCATCTTCTCTAGCTTCTACCATATCAGTTACTTTATCAAACACATAAGAGTGTAATCTTCTTACAACACCAGGTACAGATACTAAGTTGATATCGAAATCATCTGGATTAGATACTGCATTAATTCCTTTTACATATGCAACTGAACCTTTAGCAGTTGAAGTAGATAAATCAAATCCTTGTGAGTTTCCAGCACCCCAATCAGAATCACCATATTTAGCTTTTTTGATTGTTGGAGCAACACCATCAAATCCATCTTGGAAACCTACTATAAATTGTCTCTTATTAATAGTTGTTGCGGTATCATCAGTAGATAGTGAGTATCCAAAGTTTTTAGTTGAAACAACACCATTTACGATTGCTGTAATATTAGCATCAAATGAGAATGATGTATTTCCACCTTGTGTTGCTGATGTTGGGATTGGTGCTAAATAATTAGCGTTATCAATTTTTACAGTACCAGTTTCTAAATCAATACCACTATAATTAGAAGATATTGATGAATTGTTATTTTCAGAACCAGTTGCGAAAATTACAGCTGGTACTCTACTTTCATCACTTCCAAGATAAACTGGATTGTAATAAGCAGCATGTGCGAATGGTGCTGCAGTGATTGGGAATGAACCTTCATCAGAACATTCTACTCTAATGTATTTAGAGTTGTTTCGGTAATCACCATTTTCTGTTTGTTTACCATTAGAATCTATTGTTAGATTTCTATCACCAATTCTTTTCTTAATATAGTTTGGTGAAGCTGGGTCTAAGTTAATATTATTAAATGTTTCAAGAATAACTGGTCTCTTGTTTGTATCAGAGTATCCTCTAACAACAATTGAGAATGTAGAGTAATCAGTAGCGTTTGATGAACCAGCTGCTTTTACATTGAATACACCGATTTTATATTCTTTATTGTAGTTATCACCATCTCCTAGAGTATGGAACTTAATAAGGTTATGTCTTTCACCCGAAATCAATTGTGATTGAATCCAAGGAGTAGATGCGTGTGAAATAGAACCATCTCCATTACTTCCTGAGTATGATTGTTGTGCTAACTCGATAGCTTCAACTTGTGTTGAACCACTTGCGAAGTATCCAGTATAATCTGTTGCTGCTTTTTCAAAGTACTTGTAAGAATATGCTTTCTTAGAACCTCTTGGGTTTTCTCCAAATACATCTGAGATATCATTTCCTGCACTCGGTAGTACTGATGCTGATACTGCAGTTCCTAAAGCTGAACCACTAATATAGAAAGATGATGCATTAGCTTGTGAATCAATCAAATTTCCGATAGTTTCGGAATCTCCAACTGTTCCAACTATTGAAGCATCTCCAGTATGAGTAGCGTGTAAAACTCCTATTAGTTTAGTTCCACCATGTGCTACTGAAGCACTTACTTGAATACCAAAAGGTCTTTCGTGATGGAAACCATCGGTGTTACCTACTCTTACAATAGTTACGGTTCCTGCTTCTCTTAAATAATTTTGTACGGTATATCCTGTATAGTAAGTTCCATCAGGTGTACCGAATATTTCTTCAAATTCTGATTGTGTATTGACAACGGTTGGTACGAAAGCAGGGCCTTTATGGAAAGGTCCTATAATAGCTGCTCCGATTTCTCCAATCCCTTGTGCTATAAAAGAAAGGTCATTCTCTCTTGTAAATACACCAGGTGATACAATTTTTTCTGCCATTTTATTTTACTCCTTGTTAATTATCTTGTGTAAATGTACACATATAAATATAAAATACTTTTTCTAAAGTATTATTTTTGTTCTTCAGTAACAGTTTCTTCTGCTTTTTCAATTGGTGTGAATGTATTTGTTGAAGGGTCATAGTTTCCATCACCATATTTTTCATTCAAACTTTCAAAAAGTTGTTTTTCTTGTTCTTGAAGATTTTTGTGTTCTTCGTGTAGTCCTTCTTCAACTTTTTCTACTTCTTCAACTCTTCTTCTTTTTTCTATTGAAAGTTGTCCAAGTTGTGTAAAAACATTCGAAACATTTTGTCTAAGTTGATTAATTTTACCAACTTCTTCTTTTGTAAACTTTATTTCTTTTGCCATTTTGATATATTTTAATTAAATGTTTGTATATATAAATATATAACTTTTTCTAAAACGAAAAATTATCTACTAATAGTTAGTGATGTAGTGTAACTACCATTTAACCCATGGTCAATTGCTCTTACTCTCGCATAGAATGTTCCACTTCCTAAAGCAGTTACCACATTATAAGTAGTTCCATTATATTCATCTTCATCTATAATAGGTGAAGAAAAATCTGAATTGTTATCTACTTGTAATCTATATGCACTTGCACCACTAACTGCATCCCATGTAATATTATGGTTTTCAGTATCAACTTCTGTATAAGCTAAGTTTGATGGTGTAGCTGGGCCTGATAAATCACTATGTGAGTTACCACCTTTGTTGTGAGTTACATATCCATTAATTAAGTAAGTATCTTGAGTTTCAACATCAATAGTTACAATCTCTGCAGTTTCATCAACTGTTTCGATTGAAGTAATATCTGTTTCAACTAACACTCCATCAATTTTTTTAACTAATTTGTCATTTGTAGTTATATGACCTATTTTTTTAAATCTAAATAATCCATCAAATGAATCTTTTACTAACATTGGATGGTCTTGTGTTGCTTTGATTTCTCCATCATTGATATTGTAGTATGCATCTGTAAATGAAAATACAACATTTACAACTTCAACTTCTTCTGCGTTTTCACCTTTTTCTGAAGATGACCAAGAATAAAAATCTCCATCTGAATCTTCTCCTAATCCACTAAATGAATATCCTTGTAATTTTAATCCTTCTACTATATCTCCTGCTTCGATAGTTGAACCATCTTGTAAAGTTACAGGTGTATCTACTAAAATACAAAGTGAATCAGAGTTACCATCATAACCATCTACCGAATAAACTGTTTTTGTAAGGCCTTCATTATATCTAGTAGCATGGTCATTATATCCATCATTGAAAGTACCTGTTATAGTATGAGAATAATTGCTCATTAAAGAAGTTTGTGAACTAGCACCTTGTGGGTTCATCGTACCAACTGTTATAGTAGCTGTTGCTGTTGGTGAAGCTCCTATTGAAAGGAAACCTGCCGTAGAAGCATTTGAATTATATGATGGTGAAACTGCCCAAGTAAAGTTTCCACTTCTACCAGATATTGCTGAAAATTTAGTTCCAGCTCCTCCAAATGTTAATGAATATGATTCGTTTGTACCTTCAACTGCATAAGTATATCCACTTAAATTGGAATCTACTGAATCAATTCCATAATCATCTAATGAAACTTCTGTTCCTGCAGAACTATTTAATGTGTTTAATGATACATTTGAGTTCTGTGTTTCTCCCAATGCTCCTGCAAGGTTATTTAAACTGAGTGTATCTCCTGAGGTTCTAGCCATGAATTTCTCCTATATATTATAAATAGTAAGTAAATCGTTTACCCACTTATCTTTATTACTGTATTTTTCAATCATATATTCTTTTAATAATGTAAACCATTTATTTTTTTCGGAATATGAGGATTCTTTTATACTACTATAAATATTAGCAAAATCCTTTTTAGATGAAACTCTATATGGATATTCTAAATCATTACACCAAGTAGAGTGTAAAATAGGTAATTTACCTCTATCTACTGCCTCAAATATACCATATCCAAATGGTTCTGAAGAAAATGCTGAGTGTGATATTCCCCAATCCATATTATAAAATATATCTTTAAATTTAGAATCATAATGATATATTTTTGATTTTGAATAATCATATTTACCAAAACCTTTCCACACAGTTTTAAAATGAAATGAGTTAGTAAAAATATAAGATTTTAATCCATCTAAGAAATGTGGGTTTTTTCTACCTTCACATCTTGAAGCAAATCCTATATTACTTGAATCACTTAAAGGTAAATTATATTTAAATTCATAAAAGTTTGGTATATTTCTATTTTCTATTAAAATATCATAAACTCCAACCCATATATTATGTTTTGAATATTTGTTTATTTTTTCTTCCCAACTTGAATCCATATAAGGATGCCAACCAAAATAAGCATCTGTACCAACTTGTGATTTAAGAACATGGTCAACTGAGTTATGTAAAACATTTGAATGAATTTTATCTAAATTTTCATCAATAACTTTCATTGGAGTATAATGTCCATGTAATATATTGATTCTTCTTGCTCCTTTACATAATTCTTCAAATTTTTCTATATCATCTCCATGCCAATAAGCTTCGATAGGAAATTTGTAATCTTCATGTCCTTCGGGTTTGTTTCTGTGTAAAAGAAGAATTGGTTTTACATCTAATTTAGGTGCAACTAATTCCATCCATAAATTTACCCAAGTATCAGTTCCAGCGTTTACCCAAGGGCCTCCACCAGTTGTATAATAAACATCATACATATTTTATTTTTTTACGATTATAATTCCAGCAAATGTTGTTGAGAATACAACAGTAACTCTACTTGTTGAATTTGTTGTTATAGAATTAGGTAATTCTTGTTGTGAAGTTGCAGTATTCCAAGCTTGTACTATT